ATGTTCCTTTAAATATTATGACCATATTTCAGACTTATTGTTTACAAAGCATTGAGTAACAACTGTTTGTAAATACCATAAATAAATTTATTAAGAGGAAGTAAAATGAAAAAGGTAAATATAAATTCCGGGAAAGTTCAACCTGTTAATAAGATATGGCTGAGCAGAGAAGAGGCCATGGCGTTTTTAGGATGTGCCGATGACTACCTACGCAAAGTTAGGGAAAGTGGGCAAGTATCGTTTTGTCGCGATGGGAGAATGGTATGGTACAATGTAAATTCATTGCAAAGGTACATAGAGAAACATAAAGTGATTTGATCTGATTACTATTTCTTCCCTCCCGTAAGATTCGTGGTAACAACCGGTTTAAGCCGTTGAGGGGAGCTGCTAAAAGTTCTTTCACATCATTGTAAATGCTCATATGGTGTAACTCATAAGCCGTATGATGCAGACAAACGGATTGATTATAGGAGTCAATACCAGCAGGGATGCCGTGACGTATTGAGGGTCTATAATAATAATTGATTGAACATACTTTCGGTGCACCGATTTGTCCTTAGTGCATTAAGTAAACTTGGTTGGGCACAAGTACCGCCGAAAGGTCTAATATATCCCCTCCCGTAAGATTCGTGGTAACAACCGGTTTAAGCCGTTGAGGGGAACAATATAAAAATTTGTATTATGAAAACAGCTAATTTTATCCTGTCTATATTTGCCACCCTATGTTCCTTAGGAATGATTTATGGTGCGATAGTTACGGAAAGTCCTATAAAATCCGTATCGGTGATTATATTTTCTATTATCTCATTATTGTGTGTGAGATTGGTGGCAATGACATATAAGGAGTTAAAGGAATATGAATGATTTTTTCATCTAGTTTTTTGTGTTTATAATGTTAATTGCATAATTTGTCCGTGCCGGTGTGTGAATATAGGTACGGAATTTCACCGTCCATGGCTGGTACTGTCTAAGGAAATAAGCATAAATAATTATCTGTTCTAATCTCTACTTTTATTTAACGGATAGTATGGCGGTCCGATTCCGCTGACGGTGGCTGTAGGTTGTCATAATAAAGTCGTTCAGGTTTTGCTCCTGTAGTCTGTGAAGATAACAGGAGCTTTTTAATTGGAAACAAGTTAAATTATGGATATAAATATAATAAAGGAGAAAGCCAGAGAGTATGCAAATGGTATACATGGGATTACGCACAAAAGAACAGCATCGGTGGATTTTGAGAAAGGTGCTCAATTTGTTTTGGAATCCATGAAATGGAGGAATGCAGAAAAAGATCCTCCACCATTGGACACAAGAGTGCTTGTGAAGAGTTCCGGGAAATTTGTAAATACCGGGATGTTGGTATTCGATAGTGAGCATAAGAAGAACATTTGGATATGTGGAAATACTAACCGGGCATGGGACATTGATTTTTGGAAACCATTGCCACAATAATTAGATAAACTTAAAATAGATGGTTATGAAGAAAGGTGATAAAGTACGTGAGATAGGTGATACGCTGACAGGTACGATTGTTTATATCGCTAACGGGTATGCTGATGTCAAATATCCTAATATGAAGGGTGTATGCTCGTTGCCGGTCCAATTTCTTGAAAAGGTATAGAAATTATAACTATGAGAACTGTAAGCCAGATAAGCGATGAACTGGATAAACTTTATTCAGAGCTTGATATAGTCCAGTCAATGAGTGAGGAATCGGTAAGGCTCACATTCAACGCTGACTGTAAAGGTAAATATATATCCTTGCTTAATGAAGAAATCGATTCTCTTGAAAACGAGCTTGAAGAAGTGGAAAGATATCATGGCAGGAAGCGGAACTTTGTAAGGACTGCGGACCTGCCTTTTTTGTGTTGGTAAATAATAATATAATTATGAAGGAACTTAATACAATTCAAAGTTTGCTTAAGGCTCCCAAAGAACAATATAATAAATTCGGGAATTATAAATATCGTAATTGTGAGGATATTTTGGAAGCAGTGAAACCGTTATTGTTTAGTCAGTCGTGCACACTTACTATTTCTGACGAAATAGTAATGATTGGTACACGATATTATGTAAGGGCAACCGCAACCATTAAGAATGCTAACGGTGAAACGGAAACGACAACGGCATACGCACGTGAGGACGAGTCAAAGAAGGGAATGGATGCAAGCCAGATCACAGGAAGCACATCGTCTTATGCACGGAAGTACGCATTAAACGGGTTGTTTTGTATAGATGACACAAAAGATTCTGATTCTCTGAATAATGAATGTCAGTCAAATAATCAATTGGAAAAAGATAACAGAAAACTCCTGCCAAAAGATAAGTTTAACAATGAGGACTTAATGAAATGGATTTATAAGGAACTTGAAAAAGCAAAATCTGAGAATAAACGTCTTTCGTTATCCAATCTTATAGAAAAGTACTATAAAGTTACGCAGAACGATATTACTGTCATTTCTGACAATTTTTATCAATATAAAGTTAATAATAATTTGCCATGAGTAATGATTTGAAGATAAACAATATTCCATCTACGAAGCAGGAACAGACGGAACTTGCCTGTATGTTTGTACAAAAAGTAATTGATGGTGATGTAAATCCGATAGATGCTGTCATACAGATGAAAAGCCTTAGTGAAACGATAAGCACTTTTTTGAAAGATTCGGATGTAAGGGAAGCTGTATTGAATGAAGTAGGGAAGTATGGAAAAGGTGAAATCCCTTCATTCCGTGGAGCGTTGATACAGGTGAAAGAAACAGGAGTGAAATATGACTTTACAGGATGTGGTGACCCGGTATGGGAAAGGCTAAATGAGGAAAAAAACGACATTGACATGAGACTCAAGGAACGTGAATCTTTTCTTCGTACTATAAAGGAACAAAAAACAGATATAGATGAAGAAACAGGCGAGATTATAACTTTGTACGCTCCTTCAAAAAGCTCTACAACATCCTATTCAATCACATTCAAAAAGAGATAATTATGTATCGTATCAGTGTTACTTCATTAGAGGCGTTCAGACGATTCAGGGATAAGCATTCAATATGGGACACAGAAGAAAGAGTGTTAAATACACTTTCAGGCAAGAAAGAACCAAACGCTTATGCAGCGATAGGATCTGTATTCCATAGTATTGTAGAAACAGGAAAGGCGATTTATGTTGGAGAAAACACATTTGAGCAGGAACAAGATGGATTTAGAGTACTTATGAATGGGAAAGCTGTGGAAAATGCCCTTTATTACCGTAAACAATATCCAGATGCGGAACATGAAGTACATAAAGGTAAAGATTTTCATTGTGGGTTGTTCCCTGTTCATGTGCACGGATATGCTGATGTCAGATATCGAAACGTGATACGAGACGTTAAAACCAAATATTCACAACCAGACACAAGAGATTATACAGAATCGTGTCAATGGAGTTTTTATCTTGAATTGTTTGGTTGTGACACTTTCTATTTTGATCTATTCCATTTTAAAGGATATAAACGTTATATGGTTACGAACACAATAAATACGGATTTCGTAATATATAATCCGATAGAATGTTTGAGAGACAGTAAGATGGAAGAGAAGAATGCTCAAATAATAAAAGACTTTTGCAAATATATAGATGAAAAAAACTTATATCACTTGCTAAAAACAAAAGAGGATTTGTATAACATATAAACTATAAAATTATGATTTTAACAGGAAGTATCTGTCTCTCTGATATACCTCGTGAGCAGATGAAGAAAATTAAGTGTAAAGACGGAGTTGAAAGAATCTATGTGAATGTGGCTGTTATCGAGCGCAAAGAGAAATCCCAGTTCGGACATACGCATTTCATCACTTGTTCTCCTAAAAAGGAAGAACGGGTAGAAGGAAGGAACTATATTTGCGGAGACCTCAAAGAGTTTGTACCTCAGAATACATCACCTAGCCCAGAGGATATAAATAATGCGCCAAGCGTGTCGGATGATGATCTAGATTTGCCATTTTAGCTGATGAAATACGATGGTTCCAATCCTCTCCACGTCCAGCAGGCAAGAGCGAAGCTGGATAAGTTGATAAAGGAACAGAAGGTATTTGAACTGACGGAAAAGAAACCGCAAAGATCTTTAAATCAGAACAAATACTTATGGCTTCTTATTGGATATTGGGCTACACAAACTGGATATACAAAGGACGAAGCAGAGTTCATATACAAGGAAGTAAACAAGGACATTTATTTTGTAGAGAAAGAAATAGTTGGTATAAAGACAATATATGTCAGGCACACATACGAACTCGATACAAAAGAAATGTCCTTATCTGTTGAGAAATGGAGAAACTGGTCGGTTATGAATGATGTATTCCCTGTATATCTTCCTGCCCCTAATGAAGAAGCCCTGTTACAATTAGCCCAAATAGAGGTTGATAGAATGAGTAAATATCTTTAAAAAATGAAACTTACTTTGACAAAACAAGAAGTGCTTCTCATTCAGTTACTTCTTCATATTTATAAAAACGACTTGCCCGATGACGTGACAGAGAAGCATGGACGTTTTGTCGGGAAGCTGTACAAGAAAATCAAAAGACAAGTTATTAATCAATTAAAATAATATGAAAATTATAATCAACAAACCAACAGAATTTGAAGCGGTCTACTTAGAAGTGGATGCAGGTGTACGCTATTGGGATGACGGATACATCAACGGTATGGAGGATACCGATTGTGAAGAAACGGATGGAATCCCCCAGATGCCTTGTGCCGAATATATGGGAGAACAACACATGGTGCTGCGTGGTTATAACTGGCGTTGGCGACCACTGATAGATATTGAAACAGGACAAATAGTCAACTGGTCCCAAGGAACAACTGCCCGTGTTCATTATAAAGTGTGCGATGATTTCCTTTGTGATATTCTTGATGGGAACAAAAACGTTATCACCTCTTATGACGGATATGTACCTAAGATTATGTGTCCGGCAGATGAAGGATATGGCGACTACATCATTATGAATATTGATGAGAATGGGTTTATTCAAGGATGGAAAAAAGAATTGATTAAACGACTAATACAAGAAGAGGACTGATTATGGAAAGCAACATATCACGAGATCATATTGCGCTTGAAGCGATGAAGTGTATGATGATGACAGCAAAACGCAGAAGAACTTTATGGAATAGAGTTGTAACATTGTTTTTCCCGTCCAAAGAAGCTAGTGTTACAAACTACTACTATGAAGGACAGGCTAAATCAGCTTATCAGATAGCTGATGCGATGATTAAGGAACGTAATAAGACAAAGGAGGAATAATATGTATTACGAGGTAAAGTTAAAGGTAATGAAACCTAACAAGGACGGTCTTGAAAAAGAAGTAAAAGAACACTTCATTACAGACTGCTCACTTTTTGCAGAAGCGGAAGCCAAAGGGCTTGAACAGTACGCATCTGATAATATGGAATCTGATGTCTTCTCCATTTCACGTTCAAACATCATTGAGATAATCAACGAAAAGACAGAAGACAAGCCATTCTTCAAGGCTACCATTGTAGATATTCAGATTGATGAGAACGGCAATGAGAAAGAATTGAAATACTATAATTTGGTTTGTGCAAAAGATTTAAAGGAGGCAAACACTTTGATGGAACAACACCTTTCGCAAGGTTTGTCTGATATGAGATTGGATGCGATTGTTAAAACCAAAATAATTGATTTAATCTAGCTATGGAAGAGTTTATTTCAGACTGGTTCATCCCGATGGACTTCGGTAATGATATGCCGGACGAAGATCCAGACGGTGAAGATAATTTCAATTTTGATTAAGTAATGGTCAGTCAGTATGGTGGAACAATGAGATACACTAAAGTGAAGCTCTTATAGATAGGTTGGCAAGTCAATATGTTACGGTTAGCTGTAAAAAGAAATTCAAACCACTGAGCTAATAACAGGTAATGCTGAATGTCACCGCAACGTGAAAAAGCAAAACTACTTGGTGAAAGTCCAAGAAAAACTCCTATCATGCAGGTGCAAGTCCTGCTGCTGACACATAAATGTGAGCCACACATCAATGGCATGGGTTAATAAATAATGGTTGTGCCCCGGAGAATACGCTTCGGGGCTTTTAATTAGGAAAATTATGAAGACATACGCAGATACTTTTAAAGATAAAATAATAGGTCTGTCAAAAGAAGAATTGCAAAATCTAAGAGATTCTATATTTGATAAAATAGAGGTTTATAGAGAAAGACTTGCTATAGTAAGCAACGATAAAAAAGTTCATGATTTAACCGTCTCTATTCGTCGGAAGAAGATAGAAATAAGAGAGATAAATAAATTGTTGAAACAATGCCATACTACATAAAGAAATAAAACTATGACTTACGAAGAGATGAAATCCAAGGCTTGTGTGGCAAGCAGCCGTAGCAAGCCCAAAAACGAGGAACATAAAATACAATGTTCTTGTGTTAGTTATTTCCGTTTAAAATATCCCCATCTCAGAAATATGCTGTTTGCTGTTCCTAATGCGGCGAGACGTTCTGCAAGGAATGGTGCTTATATGAAAGATGAAGGTATGCTTCCCGGAGTTGCAGATTTGATACTTCTTAAGAGTAACCGCTTCTATGGAGCTTTGTGTATAGAAATGAAAAAGCCGGGAAAATACCAAAAACTAGTACAAAAAGACTGGCAAAAGGAATGTGAGGCGAATGGTAACAAGTACGTTGTTGTCCGGTCATTAGACGAGTTTATTAAAGTGGTGGATAATTATTTGAAAGATATATGACTTATATAGAACTGATAAATAAGTTTTGGTCTCTTGACGAAGACTGGGAATTTACCTGCTGTGAAACGAGGCTTTATTTTTACTTGCTAAAAACAGCGAATCGTTTAGGCTGGGTGGATAGCTGGACGCGTAGTGATACAAAGGTATCATCTGACGTGGGAGTGTCGGTCAACTCAATGAAATCAGCACGTAACAGATTAGTTCAGGCGGGTCTTATCACATTCAAATCAGGCGGAAAAGGACAACGGGACAAAACAAGGTATCAGATTAGCTATCAAAATTTGACACCTAAAGTTGAACCTAAAGTAGAACCTAACCTTATACCTAACCATGAACCTAAAGTAGAACCTAAGCCCTTACAGTATAATGTACGCGCATTAGACAAAGATAAAGACAAAGATAATTATCTCTCTCCCCCGCGCGCGTATGAAGAAATTCCGACTGGGATTTTTGAAAGGGGGCTGGATGAGTGCTATGAAGAATTGAAGTCGAATAGTTCATGGATGGAAGCTGTCTGCATGAATACTCGTTTATGTGGGTATAAGGATTTCGCACCTCCTGATTTTTATGATTATTTGGAGAAGTTCTTTATGAAGCTCCAAAACGAGGGAGAAACTGTTAAATCACCCCAAGATGCAAAATCGCATTTTGCCCGATGGCTGAAAATTGAACTTGAAAAACAACGAAACAATGGGAACAATAGGAGCTGTTATACAAGCAAGCAGGAAGCTAACGCCTACGCTCTTAGCTTGCTACAACAACATAAGCGAGACCTCGAAGAAGGCTTGGCTGACCAGATGGAAAGACCGTTCTGAGGTTGAAAGAGTATTTTCACCGGTCCAGTGGGGGTATGTCCTTCAGAACCCGGAAAAAGCTTATATGGCAGACTGTCCATCGCTGATGCAGTATGATGCGCTTTACGGCTGTGGCTCTTCCGAATATTGGATTGACATACAGGTGTCCGGCATATTCGGGGCTTCCAACAGCAAAGAAAAGGGCGTTGCCGATGGGATAAGAATCTTTTGTCAGTCATTTGCCTCACAGGTCAAGGCTTACAAGCTTTCCGAACTGATGCTGTTTTTCGCACGCTACAAGGCCGGGAAGTATGATAATTCATTCGCATCCTTTGATGCCAGAAGAATAGGCAATGCCTTCTTCAAGGAGTTCAATCCCGAAAGGGATCATGAGCTGGACGCGATAAACCGGAAAAGGGTGCAGGATGAGATAGAGGGCAGAAGATTCATTCCTCCCGAAGGTTATTCTTCCCTGACTTGGTACAACGAGTTGAAACGTCGGGCGGAATCCGGGGACGAGGAAGCCATGAAAATACTGACAGTATGGCAAAGAAAGTCAAGCCGGAACCCGTATATGTAAAATGCCGGAACTGCAAGAATGCCTCAGACTTCGGGGACAATTCTGCGTATTGCAGAGCCAAAGGGCATAGAGTGTGCGCCTGTGACAGATACGGGCAAATTTGTAACAGTTTTCAAAAGAAGGAATCATAACGAAAAAAGGAGAAATTTATGAATACCGAGATGCAGACAAAGATACGTGAATGGGAAGCGGAACGCGACAGGAACCTACGCATCCACTGTCCTCTTGTAGCCGCCAAATTCCAAAGATGGATTGACAGGGCGAAGAAAGAAGACGATAGACGGTATTTCCAGCCCCGTGACAAGATTTTCAACAAGAAAGCCTGTAGTTGACACTTTTATGCAGGAAAATTCATTATACGGCTTTAAAATAGGTTGTATCAAATAAAATAATTGATAAAAAATACACGATCATGCAAGGAACAGACAAACTGAATACGATAACCAACATCGTATTTGTCCTCACGGACGTTTTAGAGACTAACCTTCTAGAAATGCAGCAGCAATATAAGAAGGAAGGCTTTGAACTCAGACACGATTCAAAAAGAAACTTCAACACAGCCATAGCCGCGATAAAGAGATTGAAAAGTGATGTGAATCATTGTAGCGAATCCACTCAGGAAAACTTCGGCAATGATTCTGACATGGTGAACGCCATGTTGCTCACACTGATTGACAGATGCGGTGATGATGACAACCTCGCTTATAAGATGTACGAATACATTAAATCTTTCCCGTCCAAACTGAATTTGGACCTGGATTTGGATAATGCGTTCAGTCATTTGTTTAGAAAATCATGAAAACTGCTGACGGTTATCCTGTGGTATGTTACGGCGCAAAAGGGAAATACGGTATACATCGCATCTGCCGCCGTTGTGCCATATATCGTAAATACGATTCGATTCCCGAAAAGCCATGCTACAGGCTTCATGGAATGCACCTGTTGGGCAGAAGAGAATGCCCGATCTTTGAACAAAAAATAATCGAAATATCAAAATAACAACAAATAAACAATATCATGGAACAGAAAATAAAGGCTTATAAAGCATTTGATAAAGATTTATCTTGTAGAGGGTTTAAGTATGAGGTAGGTAAGGAGTATGAAGAAACAGGCGACATAAAGGCATGTGAGAAAGGTTTTCATGCATGTCCTTACCCTCTGGATGTTTTTGGTTACTATGCGCCAGCCGGGTCAAGGTTTTGTGAGGTTGAACAGAGCGGTAAAATAGACGATTCAGAAAGTGACAAGGTTTGTTCCTCAAAAATTAGAATAGGTGCTGAGCTTGATATAAGGGGGCTTGTGAAAGCAGCTGTATCTTTTGTCAAGGAACGGTGTACTAACGAGTGTAATGCGGATCCGGGAAAACCTGCCACGGTTGGTAATAGTGGTGCTGCCACGGCTGGTGATTATGGTGCTGCCACGGCTGGTTATAGAGGTGCTGCCACGGCTGGTGATAGTGGTGCTGCCACGGCTGGTTATAGAGGTGCTGCCACGGCTGGTGATAGTGGTGCTGCCACGGCTGGTGATTATGGTGCTGCCA